CAACCCGCAGCAGCTCACGCTCTCGGACAAGAGAAACGGTTTCTTGAGTGATGGCAGACGAAACTTCGGCACTACGAAATTCCATTGTGGTCATTGTCTCCCCCCCAAAAAAGACAGCCTGCATGCAGCAGAGAATTGCTCCAGTGGTTTGTCACGAAAATGTGACTATTGATTTGCGTAATAATAAATTTGAATTGTAGTTCGCCTCATTCCACTCCGGAAGTCTACCTAATTGAGGTATTTCTGAATTGCAGTACGACTCTGCACCTTGTGGCCGCGTTCGCGTAATGCCAGACTAGAACTTATTGGGTCAGTTGCGGGTGGTAAGCGCTCACTCGCTCATCGTCATTGATTTTGGCATGGTGACGCTATCTCGAAAGTAGGAAGCGGGAGGCGGCATGAAGATGGGGTTAACCATATTCTTCAGGAGTGTCCCGCACCTGGGTCGCGCCCATCGAACGGGGCGGCTCAGTTAGAAGAAGAGTCATTTGAGAGGGCGAGGAGTGCAGGAAACCAACAATATCCCAACGGATCAGGCTAGGCCCGATTTGGTGCGACTGATTTGGGCTCGTGACCACACGTACAGACGAGCCAAGCTAGCCCTAGGTTTTTTTGTCTTAGCATCCATCGCGCTTCCCGTTGCGAGCGCATTTTTTAGCGCCTCACACCCGCATTGGAAGCCCGTCTTAGCATTCTTTGGTCTGTGCTTACTCTTCTTGGACGTGGCATTCTTGGATCGGCTGCAGAAGGAACGTTTGAAGCGCGGCGCGAAACTGCAGGAGGAGTTCGACACCAAGGTGTTTCAGTTGCCGTGGAACAATTTTGTCGCTGGCGACAAGGTGGCACCCGAGGACGTCAACGAGGCGACAGCTAAGCCTTTGTCGAATAAGCGCAGGGAAGAAATAGAAACTTGGTATGAGATTTGCGTAGCGCGAGTGCCGCTGCATGTAGGCCGCCTCATTTGTCAACGAACGAACATCAACTATGACTCGCGGCTGCGGCGGCGGTATGGGAACTACTTGCTGTGGGTGACCATTCTGGTTGGGGTCGTCCTGCTTACCACAGCGCTGGTCATTGATCCCAAGTTCGGTGACGTCATTATGGCGTTTGGAGTGCCGTTTACTCCTGTGATGACTTGGGCACTTCGTGAGCACAGAAGGCAAGTCGACACTGCCAACGCGTTGCTGAACCTCCAGAGTGAGTTCAAGAAGCTATGGGCAAGGGCCCTCTCAGGAGCAACACCTCAGGAACTGACGACTGGCTCCCGCGAGCTGCAGGATGCCATCTACCAACATCGGGGCAGCGCGCCTTTGGTGTTCGACTGGGTGTACAGACGATTGCGTTCCCGCAATGAGCAAGAGGCTCATCACGCTGCAGAGGAACTCGTCAAAGAGATGCAGAGCACATTGGGCACGGGAGACAGAGCATGAAACTGCTCGAACATTTCAAGACTTTTCTTGAGGACCACGTCAACCTTAACCAAACACGGATAGATCAACTTTCGGATAGCGTCGAGGCGGTAAAGGCGGCTATTCGGGAGAGTGAGTGGGGGCCTGAAATCATTCAGTTTGCGACCCAAGGCTCTTGGGCACACGGAACCATCATCAAGCCACTACCTGACAAGGAGTTCGACGCGGACCTGCTGGTCTTTGTGAAGACGGTAGCAGGCTGGGAAGCAAAAGACTACATCAACAAGCTTCACGCAGCCCTAGAGAAAAACGCAACGTACAAGGACAAATTGCGCCGCTACTCGCATTGCATCACCATTGAGTACTCTGGCGAAAGGCGTATTGATATCGCTCCGGTTGTTCGAGGACGAGTTTCTGCAGACCAAGATGAGGTCTGCAATCGCAACAGCAATGAGTTTGAGTCCAGTGCGCCTACGGCCTACACAGACTGGGTCATTAAGAAGAATGCAATCGTTGGTGGCAACGATCTCAAAAAAGTCGCGCGACTGCTCAAATATATGCGTGACATCAAGGGCAATTTCACGTGCCCCTCGTTCCTCTTCACCACACTGCTCGGCTACCAGATTAACGACTGTGATAAAAATTCTGCGGAATTCGTCGACACACCAACTACGCTGAAGACGCTATTTTGGCGTCTGGATGATTGGCTGCAGGTACGCCAGAATTTACCCGAAGTACGCAATCCCGCCCTCACCTCGGAGGTACAGAGCTCCGTATGGGATGAGACGCAGTACTCCAATTTCCGGGACAAGATAAATCTCTACCGCGGATGGGTTGACGAGGCGTTTGACGAACCGGACCTCGACGAGTCCATTGGTAAGTGGCGTCGCGTTTTCGGCGAAGACTTTGCATCGAACGAGGCGAAGGAAGCTTCTCGTGTCAGTGAAAAGGTGCTCGCAAAATCAGCAGGTGCAGTGGCACTTGCGAACCAGTTCATGGACTTGGTGGACCTGGTCAAGAGAAACGGCATCCAGGCGATCCCTGCCGACCTTCTTCGGCGGCTCCCTCATATCGAGCGACCAAAGTGGCGGCCGGCCAAGAATGGCGTCGCCGTTAAAGTCTCAGCTCAGTTGGTGAATGGTATGTTTAACCGGCCGGTTGCTTCTGGCGAACCGCTCCAAACAGGCCACTCCATTCGATTCACTGCGTCCTCGACTACAGGGGCGTCGTTTCCGACAAATGACTTCAGTATTAAGTGGCGCGTCACCAATACGGATCGCGCGGCTTACAACGCCAATCAATTGCGAGGTAACTTCTACGATAGCGACTCAGGCTCGCCTATGAGCCGACGGGAAAGCCTGTCATATCGTGGCGTTCACTTCGTGGAGGCATTTCTTATCCGTAAGGCGGACAAAAGCCTAGCGGGCCAGTCCGCTCCCTTCTATGTCGTTATCGAGTAGCCCAACTGATGGGCGAGCCCTGCTCATAGGTCGCTGTTGGTCTAATAGACACAACCAATACCGAGCCTGCGCAGCCCGTGATGCCCGGGAACTAGCGACTGGTTGCTAGGACAGGATTTGAGCGTGCCACACAACGGGCCAGACACGACGCATCAGATGCTCCAACGCGAAGTTCGGTGAGCGTGCCGGAATCGGCAGCAAGAAGATAAGGAGGCGTGCGTGCAAGTCAATACCATTGCTGAACAGCTTTTTTTCACCACCGTGCGTATCGACACCACCACGACACAAGGTGAACAAGGTTCGGGCACAGGGTTCTTCTGCAATCACAAAGTCGGTGGACAGGACTATCTGTTCGTTGTGACGAACAAGCATGTCGTGATGGGTATGAGAGAAGGGCATTTTTCCTTCCTTAAGCAAAAAGACGGGTTGCCCGTGCTCGGCGATGGTTTCAACTTGGAGATTGCCCCGCAGGATTGGCCAAGCATGTGGTTTGGCCACCCTGATCCGGACATTGACATTGCCATCTGCCCGTTGGCGCCACTCCTCAATTTTGTGCAGAGTCAGTATGGCACCGACCTGTTCTTCCGCGCCGTAGATACGAGCGCGATTCCTGATGCTCAGCAGCTCCAAGACCTCGATGCTGTTGAGCCGGTTACGTTCGTCGGCTATCCAAACAGCGTGTGGGACAGTAAGAACCGCCTCCCAGTCGTTCGTCGCGGCACGACTGCCACCCCTATCGAAGTGGACTTCGAGGGAACTCCGCGTTTTCTAATTGATGCATCTGTGTTTGGCGGCTCGAGCGGTAGCCCGGTCTTCATTTTCGATCAAGGAACATATGCGACAAAGCGTGGGGGATTTGTCGTCGGTTCGCGCTTCCACTTTGTCGGAGTCGTTGCCGCCGTTTTTTTGCGCAAGCAATGGAACGAAATCGTAGCAATACCGATTCCGACGGGTGCTAAGCCGATGGTCCAGCACGAAGAAATGATCGACCTAGGCATCGTGTTCAAGGCTCACGCTGTTGTCGAAACCATCGAAGCGTTTTTAACCGCGCACAAAGTGGATACGTCCGCAACGGTTCAGTAGTCTGTGCCGCAGGTATGGAGCACCGCCCAGTTGCACCGATAGGCCAAAGCGGCAAAATTTTGCTTTACGCATAGCCGCTCCACGCCGCGACGCGTGGAAGGGTAACCGTCCTGGGGGGGCTTTTGCCGGCAAATCAGCACATTGACACTATTGCCTCAGCCTGCGCACTCCAGCCGATTGGCCAGGAGCGGCGCATCATGGGCTCCAACGCAGTTCGCGACGCGGAAATCAGTTGTTCAATGATCTCCGGTGCCAACAGCGTTAGCCGTAACAGCCGGTACACTCGCGAAGCATCGATACCTTCGGCCTCAGCGATTTCGACCACAGAAGCGAAGCGCTGCTCATCAAGCAGCTGCTGCCAGTAGTGCGCAAGGCCGAGCGCGCGCATCAACGGCGTATCCTGCGTTGCGTCCCGAACCCGTTTCTCCCTCCGAGCCTCCGCCGCGAATTCCTGCGGCGCGTCCAGCGGCGTGATGACCTGCTTCTTCGAGCCGCGCTTGACCAGCGTCCACGGCACGAACGTTTCCAACTGGACGCCACCGGCCGGCGCCGGCAGCGATCGAGTGACCGGCTCCCCCAGGATCCGGCCGCGATGATTCCGGCTCATGCTTGCTCCTCGAAGTGCGCCACGAGCTGGCGCTGTGCATTCCAATCCACCGGCAGCGGGTTGTGTTGGAACCACCACAGCGTCATGCTCCGCGGTTGTCGGCCTGCCAGCAGCCGCGCAACGATGTCCGGCGCCAGCAAGGTCAGCCGCATCAGTTCGTTGACGGCCGTGGGGTGGAGCCCTTCTGCGTGCGCAATGGCCGCGCCGCTCTTCATCGCGCCGGTGTCCACTAGCCTTTGCCAGTAGAACCCCCTCGCCAGCGCTTGCAGCAAGGTCGTGTCGTGGGTGGCACGCTCATCGGCAACCACCCGCCGCGCGCCCCGGCGGCGGAACGCCACCGGCACGAAGGTCTCCAGTGCGCCGCCGGTCATGCCTCCACCTCCAGCATCTCTGCCCCGATCTTGCCGGGCACGAACTCCCCGATCAGCGCGTCCCACCCGACCTCCCGCCATTTCACTTTGATCCCCTGGCGCTCCCCGTCGTTCACGAGGTCGACGCGCTCGATCATCAGGTTGGCGATGCGGTGCCGCTCGGCGGGGAAGAGCCGCTCCCACACGTCATCGAGCCGGCCCATCGCCATCACCGTTGATGCTTCATCGACCTGGGCGCCGTTGTGCTGGATGTGCTGAACCACCGCAGCCACCGCCTCCGGGCTGGTCAGCACGGTGCGAATCTGCGCGACCACGGCCCCCTCGATCTCCGGCGCCGGCAGCCGTTCGTAGCGCTTGCCCGGCGCCCCGAAGCGGCTCTCCGACTTCGACACGTAGTAGCGGTACTGCCGGCCGTTCTTGCGCGAGTAGGTCGGGTACATCCGCTCGCCGGACGGGGTATGCAACAAGCCCCGCAGCAACGCGTCGGTGCGTGACAGTACCTTGGTCGCCGTCGACCGGGTATGACTGTCCTTGGCCAGTACGGCATGGACCCGCTGCCACAACTCGGCATCGATGATGGCCGGATGCGTGCCTGGATACCAGCTTCCCTTGTGCGACAGCTCACCCAGGTAGATGCGGTTGCGCAGCAATTTGGACAGGTACTTCTTGTCGATGCTAGCGCCGTAGCGGGCGCGGCCATCTTGCGTGGTCCACGCCTTGGTCGTAATGCCTTCGGTGGTCAGGCGCGCAGCGATCTGCGTGGGCGACCCGATGGTTAGCATCTCCTCGAAGATGCGACGCACCACAGCAGCCTCGGCCTCGTTGATGACCAACTGGCGGTCGCGGACGTCGTAGCCCAGAGGCGGCACGCCTCCCATCCACAACCCCTTCCGTTTGGCCGCCGCGATCTTGTCTCGGATCCGCTCGCCGGTGACCTCCCGCTCGAACTGGGCGAACGACAGCAGCACGTTGAGCATCAGCCGACCCATCGACGTCGTGGTGTTGAACTGCTGGGTCACCGACACGAACGACACGTCGTGGCGCTCGAACACCTCGACCATCTTGGAGAAGTCGGCCAGGCTGCGGGTCAGGCGGTCGATCTTGTAGACCACGACGATGTCGATACGTCCGCGCTCGATGTCCGCCAGCAGGCGCCGCAGCCCCGGCCGTTCCGTGTTGCCGCCGGAGAAGCCGGGATCGTCGTAGTCGTCGGCCACGGATATCCACCCCTCGGAACGCTGGCTGGCGATGAATGCATGCCCCGCCTCCTTCTGCGCGTCGATGGAGTTGAATTCCTGGTCCAGCCGCTCGTCGGTCGAGACCCGACAATACACGGCGCAGCGCTTGCGCGGCTTGGCGGAGGCGATCTGTGCGGCGCCGGTCATCGTGCGCCTCCCTTGGTCAGGCCAAAGAACAGCGGGCCAGACCAGTGCGTGCCGGTAATGTGCCGCGCCAGGGCCGTCAGGCTCTTGAAGGGCTTGCCCTCGTATTCGAAGCTGCCCTCGGCGGTGACGACGGCCTTGTGCTCGCGCCCGCCCCATTCGCGCGAAATGACCGTGCCGGGGACGAAGTGCAGTTCGCGCGAGGGTGCACGCTTGGGGATCTTCGAGTGCGAGGCACCGATGCGCTCCAGCCGCTCCCGCGTAGCAGGCGACAACCCGCCGAAGGCTTCCTCCTGCAGCTTGTAGGCGATGCGCGATTCGATGAAATCCCGGTTCGGCTTGGCCGGGCGGTAGTCGAAGTACCGGTCCCACAGTTTCCAGAGCTCGGGCATGGGGGCGCGGCCCAGTTCGGCGATGCGGGCGGCGACGGAGGTTGGGTTGGCGTTCATCACAACGTCTCTCGTTGATAGGGAGTTGCATGTACGCGCTGGTCGGGCACAAAGCCAAGTCCAACCACACTCTCCGTTGCGGACGGCGCGGTGAACGTGCGGACGATGGCGGAAGCCAAGATGGTTGTGATCTCGGTGGCGCGCTCGCCGGCCGAGAGTCGAGAAGAGCAGGGTAGTTCGATGGACTTCATGACAGCTTCGCGAAATGGAACTGCCATTGATGGTGAACCGGATCGTCCGAAGCAGATAGCAAAGGAGGGTAATGCAGCCCGTCAGTGGGCTTGGAAGCCCCGCCCGAAAACCACCTGACGACTGCTATTCTGCAAGCGTCACCTCCGTGCCGCGAGAACAAATCACATGTTCAAATTTCCCCCTGCTGCCACTAACTACTTCGCGCAGACCGACACGTCATTGGAAGGACACACAAAGCTAGTTCTCGCGCTGCGAGGCTTTGTTTGCCGCTTCACCATCCTTTTGTACAACTACCAACAGTGGGAGCGTGTTCGAAAGAAAATCACTGGGCGAGGCTCGTCAATGGACGATGACCAAGGCGTCATGTACTGGTTTCTCGAGCACACGCTGAGGAACAGTGCTGTGATACACCTGCGGTCGCTTTGCGACGCCAACCCCAAGTCTCTAGGCGCAAAAGCTATCGCTGACGGGCTTAACGATCAGGCAGCCCGGACTGGTCTTTGCGCCTATTTGGATGGCGACAGTCGCGAGCGCCGCATGACAGATGCAATTCAACGTGACCGCTATCTTGACTACATTGCGAAGTACATGGGATTGCTCTCTTCACAGGCAAAAAGAGGGCAGACGTCTCACGACATCGTAATGAAGGTATCGCTGATTCGTCGGTGGGCCAACAAGACAATAGCCCACCCAACGCTTGACGAATACAAGGTCGACAGTGACGACCTTCATCATGTATTTCTCGTGGTGGCCGTCCTCGCGACTGCAATTGAGGCCGTCATGGGCGATGCGGCAGCAGACAATGATCTGCAGGTCTGCGAAGACCAGGCTGAGCGTGGCAGTGCGGTTCTGTTTGGTTCCCCTGATACGACCGGCAACAAGTACATCCGAACCATTCGGAAACTGCTGCCAGTGTGGGTCCACACAGGGGACGAGTTTCCTCTTTGCCAGCTCATCTAGGTCAAGCTCGCCCGACTTCTAGGGCTGTACAGTATTGATTTCCGCGCTGTTGAGCCTCATCGGGAATGGCAGACCACCTCATTCAGGTAGCGCTTCCGCGGCCTCGTCCTCCAGCGGCTCCTCGACGCTAGGCAGGTGCAGCTGCCACGCGTGCGCGCCCTTGACCTTCACCAGATAGTCGCGCCACGGCGAGGACTTGGAGAACAGGTTCGCGGGCGTCGCGCAACCGGTGTCCTCCATCAGCTTCTTGGTGTTCACGTGCGGCGTCCCGGCGGCGTAGGCATCCACCAGGCGCTGTAGCACGGCGATCTTGGCCTTGCTTGTGACGCGCCAGGGCGCTCGGCCAGGAACGGACAGCAGGGCCGCATACCCGTCCGCCGAAACCTTCAGGCTGATGGCGGCACCACCCATGGCCGCCTGGTGGCCGTGCCGGTACAGCACCTTCAAACGCGCAAGATCGACGGCCGTGCCCGACTGGGCGGGCGAGAGGATGTCCTGGACCGGCACCACCACGTTCGTGCCCGCAAACGGAAACGGCGCTGCCGACGTGGTCAGCACCATGCCGGGCACGGCGCGCGGGCGCAGCCGCAGGGCGGCATCGACCCGGGCGTACTGCCGCTCGCTGGCCATGCGGGTGGCGAAATACAGCGCGACGGGTGAGCCGTCGACGTTGAGTTCGCCGAGGAACACCGGCTCGTCGTCGAGGTGCCGGCCCCTCACCCCCTGCAGCGTGCTGCCGAGCGCGGTGATGATCTCCTCGCGCAGCCAGTTCAGGTGGACTTTCCAGCGCCGCGCATGCTTGGCGGGCAGCATCACGTCGTCCCCGGTCAGGGGATCGCGGTAGCGCACAAAATTCGCATCAGCGCAGCGCTCAAGCGGCACCGCACTGCGCATGCCATCGGCCAGTTCGACCACCTTCTCCGAGATGCGGTCGCCTTCGGTAAGGATGCCCTCGTCCTCGAAGCGCGCAATGTCGATGCCCAACTGGGCGAGCGCAAAACCATCCATCGGACTGGTGGCGCACTCCAGCAATCGGGCAACCTGGCCGACCAGGTCTGGGTCCTCCATGCCGGATCCGGGGTTGAGCGGCTTGAGCACACCCAGCGCTTCGAGCAACTGCGTGCCGGCGAGCCGCAGGCGCAGGTCGCGCTCGCTTTGCAGGCTGCATCGCCCCGGCTCGGCCAGCACAATGGACAGCGGCGTTTCCGCGGTTTCCCCCGCGAACACCAGATCCGCCACCAGGGTGACGCCCAGGATGGCCGCCGGCTGCGAGAAGGGGTGGTTGCTCCACAGCTCGCTCATCACGTCGTGCAGTTCCGCGCCACTGTCGAGATGCACGGTCACCGCGTCGCTGGCGTGGCCGAGCAGTGCGCGCGCTTCGGCCAGATACAGGCGCTCAACCTTGGCGCCGTCCAGGCGCGGCTTCGCTCCCTTCAAGGGTTGGGCGAACCGGGACAGGTCGTAGCGCGAGCGGTTGAGCGGCCGGCTGGACAGCGGCACCTTGAACCCGTGCGCGGACAGCACGTTGGCCAGCGGTGCGCGGGTGGACAGCGTGTGCGCGTACACCTCGACGACCTTGCGGCCGGGCGCGTAGAGCAGCGTGGCGTCGCGGGCCGGGAAATAGCAAAAGCTGCGGCGGTTCCGGTTGACGACCTGCACCGCCGTGACCTGCTCGCCAGCGAAACGCACCACTAGGCAGTGCGCAACCGATGCCTCGCCATCGTCCTGCTCATCCGCCAGCGCGACGTGCACGACCTCGCAGGGCTCGGCCAGACGCATCGCCCGAGTGAGTTCCGTTTCCAGTTCCCGCTTCACCTTGTCGTTCCACAGGAAGGGCGGCGGATCGTCGCACGGCACATCGAAGGCGTCATAGAGCCGCTTGTTGCCCCGAATGTCGGCGGTGTTCAGGATCGATTCGGCGATCTCGAACAGACGTGCGGTCGCGTCGGAATGCGCGCGCATCCAGACCGCGCGCCCGAATTCGCCACCGGGCTGAGACAGGAAGGTGGCGAACAGATCGGCGTCGTTCAGCTGGTCCGCCACGCTGGTAAGGATGGCTGAGCCCCGCGACGACGAGAGACGCACGATGCGCAGTGCCTCCCGCTCCGCGGGCTCGCGCTGCTCGCGACGCAGGTGCCGGATGTGCTCCAGCAGCGCCCCCGCGAGTGCGGATTCCTCTTGTGACCAGTCGAATCCGCGGCTCAGTGCCTCGCACTCGGGCAGGCCGCTGAACACCCGCAGCACGGAAACTGGCGCGCGTTCAATGAGATCGAGCAGATTGCTCGCGTTGGTCAGGATCTTCCTGGCCATGTGTGGCTCCCCGTTCTTGTTTTTGGTGTGGCATCCGGCAGTGCCGGCGTCAGTACCCCATATCGAGCGCCTGAGCCTGCTCGGCCAATGTCTCCAGCGCCTCGCGGCGCTGCGCGTCCAGGCGCTTCTTGTAGTCGATGACATCCCGGTAACGCACACGGCGATGCGTGCCGATCTTGTGGAACGGGATGTCGCCTTTCTCCAGCATCTGCACAAAAAATGGGCGGGACACTCCGAGCATCTGAGCGGCCTCCTGGGTGGTGAGTTCCGCATGCACCGGCACGACGGACACCGCGCAGCCCTTTTCGATCTGGTCCAGTACGTCCTGCAGCAGCTGCAGGGCTGCCGCCGGCATCTGCACGCTCCGCACGCGCCCGCTGCTGTCGCGGAAGTCCACCTGGCGGACGATGGCACCGGCCTCGAACACGGTAGCCAGCGCGCGGCGGGCCTCCCGCGCCAACGCCACGTCCTCTTCGGAGGGCAGCACTCTGGTGATGGAGGAGACGTTCATGGGGGCGCGCTCGTATCGGCAAATTCGGGAAGGGACGCGATTCTATTCGAAACAAACGAAATCGAAATAAGCGAAACGCAAGCCGAGTTCTATATGGGGCAAGGCTTTGCGGCCCATGTATCGTTCGCGCACCCCGTGCGGTTGCACGTCAAAACCCAAAATTCGCTCGCCCAAGCCCAAGGCGTCGGGCAATGAAATAGAGCCTCTTTCAACGAGAGGACTCTCTTCATGGCAATTCTTTCCTCACCTGTTCAATTGGGTCGCCACACCCGCCGGCATGAGGCACCGGCCCCTGTGCGTGCCGCGCTGGATGAGACCGAGCTCGCCAAGCGCTGGGGGCTGTCGGTCAAGACGCTGCAGCGCTGGCGCCAGGACCAGCTTGGCCCCGTCTTCTGCAAGCTCGGCTCCCGCGTCACCTACCTGATCTCCGAAATCGAAGCCTTCGAGCGGCGCGTCTCGCGCAATTCGACGTCGGTTCGTGCGTATCACTGAGGAGGCAGCCATGACCAATCTGACCCTGCTGCCGGCCGACATCGCCGGGATGTCCGTGAGCGAACTGGCAAAACTCTCGCCTGAGCGCAAGCACGAGCTTGATGCCACCCTCGATACCGCCATCGCTTGGCTCAAAACGGCACGCACCAAGCTCGATGCTGCATTCGACCAGTGCTACGGCGAGCAAGCGCGCGCCGCGCTGCGTAAGTCCGGCCGCGACTTCGGCACCGCCCATGTTGTCGATGGGCCGTTGCGCATCAAGTGCGAGTTGCCCAAAAGGGTTAGCTGGAACCAAAAGCAGTTGACCGAGATCGCTGGGCGCATCGCCGCCGCGGGCGAGCAGATCGACGCCTATATCGACGTCAAGCTGACGGTGCCTGAGTCCCGTTACAACAACTGGCCGCCGGCCCTGCGGGAGCAGTTCGCGGATGCACGCACGGTGGAGCCGGCCAAGCCGTCGTTCACGCTGACCTGCGACGGGGTGGCGTTTTGAGCGGTCTTTCCATCATGGACGCGGAGCCAATCCGGTTCGGGCCACGCTCACGGCAGCCCCTGATTTCCCGATTTGCCCGTTACGTTCAGGTCTCGCCGGAAGGCTGCTGGCTGTGGACGGGGTCAAAGAATGCTTGTGGTTATGGCGTGCTGGGGCGCGGTCGTCGCGGCGAAGGGCTGATCAGGGCGCACAGGCTGGCTTATCAGCTCTTTCACGGCATCGTGCTCGAGCGCTCGCAGCATGTCCTTCATCGCTGCGACACCCCTGCTTGCGTCAATCCTGAGCACCTCTTCATCGGCACACAGCAGGACAACATGCGCGACATGCGCAGCAAAGGGCGGGCGGTGCCACCACCGCGCCATGTCGGCATTGCCAATCACAAAGCGAAGCTCGACGAGAACAAGGTCCGGCAAATCTTCGCCATGCGTCGTGCTGGCAATACCAAATACCAGATCGCGCAGCGCATGGGTGTTTCCCGCGCCACCGTCTATTCAATTCTTAACCGATTCACATGGAGGCATGTCGATGTTGCCGATTATCTCTGCTGATCGACGTCTGGCCGAGCGGCGTGGCGTCAAGGGCGTGCTGGTGGGCAAGAGCGGGCTCGGAAAGACTTCGCAGCTCTGGACCCTGCCGTCCGAAACCACGCTGTTTCTCGATCTGGAAGCCGGTGACCTGGCTGTCGAAGGTTGGGGCGGCGACACCATTCGGCCCCGCACCTGGCAGGAGTGCCGTGACTTCGCTGTTTTCATCGGCGGGCCGAATCCGGCACTGCGCGACGAGCAGCCGTTCAGCCAAGCCCACTATGACGCGGTCTGCGCGCGTTATGGCGACCCGGCCCAGCTCGCCAAGTACCAGACCGTCTTCGTCGACTCGATCACGGTCGCAGGCCGGTTGTGCATGCAGTGGTGCAAGGGCCAACCGCAGGCTTACTCGGAGAAGACCGGCAAACCGGACAATCGCGGCGCTTATGCACTGATGGGGCAGGAGATGATCGCCTGGCTCACGCATCTGCAGCATACGCGCGGCAAGAACGTCTGGTTCGTCGGCATCCTCGAGGAAAGACTCGACGACTACAACCGCCGCATCCAGCAGTTGCAGATCGATGGTTCCAAAACCGGGCTGGAGTTGCCCGGCATCGTCGACGAGGTCGTCACGCTCGCCGAATTCAAAGCCGAGGATGGTTCCAGCTATCGCGCTTTTGTCTGCCACACCCTGAATCCCTGGGGGTATCCGGCCAAGGACCGTTCCGGCCGCCTCGATCTGATCGAGGAGCCTGATCTCGGCCGCCTCATGCAGAAAATTTCCGGCCCCGCCCGTCCTGTAGGCGAACGGCTCGACTTCACGCACCCCAGTGCCGAGCACGCCAGTGTCGCCCCGAACGCAGCCGCAAACACCACCGAATACGCAGAACACACCGCATGAACACCGCAATGACCTACAACGCCACCCCGTGGCAAGACTTCAACGACGCTGACCAGCAGCAAGGTTTCGACCTGATCCCGAAAGGCACGCTGGTGCCGGTGCGCATGATCCTGAAGCCGGGCGGCTATGACGACCCCTCCCAGGGCTGGGTGGGCGGCTACGCGAGCGAGTCGTTCGAGACCGGTTCGGTCTACCTGGCCGCCGAATTCGTCGTGACCGGTGGCGAGCACGCCAAGCGCAAGCTGTGGAGCAACATCGGCCTGCACTCGCCCAAGGGCGCGACCTGGGGCCAGATGGGCCGCAGCTTCGTGCGTGCGGCGCTCAACAGCGCCCGCAACGTTCACCCGCAGGACAACTCACCGCAGGCCGCCGCCGCGCGCCGCATCCAGGGCTTCCACGAGCTCGACGGGCTGGAGTTCATCGTCCGCGTCGACATCGAAAAGGATCCCAAGGGCGAGGACCGCAACGTGATCCGGCTCGCCATCGAGCCCGACCACCCGGAATACGCCCGGCTCAAGGGCGCGCCGCCCAAGACCAACCCCGGTGGAGGCACGTCCGGCGCACCCGCGCAGCCTGTGCCGTCCCGTGCCGCGCCCACCGCGCAGCGCGCGCCCGTGACCGCCAAGCCCGCCTGGGCCCAGTGAGGGAGGAATGAAATGCTGGGTCTGCAAACGGCAGGCCCGGGGATTCACGCACGCCGACACCCGTCATGGGGTCGGCGATCCCCGGCGCTTTGTACCGGATTGGGTGTTCTGCTCGCGCCGCTGCCAGGACGCGTTTCACGCGCTGTACGGCAACTGGCGTCGAGCCATGGAGGGGCAGCACAGGGAGGGCAGCATGCTTGATGCATCCGACATCGAACGCACGGCCATGCGCACGTGCCTGAAGGCATTCGGCCGGGTGGCCGACGAGATCGGCTTCACCACGCCGCTGGCGGCCTACAGCGAAGCCGAGGCGCTGCGCGTCATCGACGCCATCGTGACCCGCTACACCGAAGCGATGGTCGAGCACCACGAGACAACCCGCATGCCGCCGGTGCGCGGCAGCGCGGCTGCCAAGGCCACGGCGCGGGATCCGTTCGCCGAGCTCGAAGAGCTGCCGTGGGAGGTAACGGAATCCGCCTTGGTCATCAAGGCCGCTGATGAATCGGAAAGGAAGAATTGATGCAGAAGGATGCAATCCATCAACCGGAGTCGCGCCGGGTGATACAGCGTCGCACCCGCCTGCCCTTGTCCGTCCGGCTATGGAGCCGGGTCGACATGAGTGCTGGCCCGGATGGCTGCTGGCTGTGGCAGGGGAGCGTCAATGCGAAAGGTTATGGGCAAATTCGACGCGAACCAGAAGGCAACGCCATTCGTGGAGTGAAATGCAGCACCCACCGGATGGCGTGGGAGCTGACGTATGGCGCCATCCCGGACGGCCTGCACGTTTGTCATCGCTGCGATAACCCCTGCTGCGTGAATCCTTCGCATCTGTGGCTGGGCACCCACGCCGACAACCTGGCCGACATGAGAGTCAAGGGGCGCGCCGCGCGCGGAGACCGCAGCGGTACCGCTCGCCTGGAAAGCAAGCAGGTGCAAATCATCAAGCGGCTCCTGTATCTCGGCCACTGCAGCGCGCTCGAAGTCTCCATCCTGCTCGGCGTGAGTCCCGCCACGGTTGAATCCATTCGAAATCAGAAAACATGGGGGCACGTCGATGCTCGACTTTAACCATAGGCCGCAATTTCACGAGCAAGTGACGAACCGCATCGATCTGGTTCTGGACGCAGAGCGCAGACAACAGACACCGCGCGACTACCTCGGTGCCTCGCGCCTGGGTGTGGCTTGTGAACGAGCGCTGCAATACGAATATGCCGGCGCGCCTGCGGACCGCGGCAGAGGGTTTTCAGGCCGCATTCTGCGCGTATTCGAAGTGGGTCATGTGCTTGAGGATCTAGCGATCCGCTGGCTTCGCCTGGCGGGATTCGAGTTGCACACACGCACAGCGAGCGGTGGTCAGTTTGGATTTTCGGCCGCAGGCGGGCGCATCCAGGGGCATGTCGATGGGATATTTGCGAGTGGGCCCGCAGAGCTGGCGCTCGCCTACCCCATGCTCTTCGAGTGCAAGACGATGGCCGACAAACACTGGAGGGCCTGCGTCAAATCCGGCGTGGCCGTGGCCAAGCCCGTTTATGCCGCACAGATGGCGATCTATCAAGCGTATATGGAAGCGAGCGTTGATGGCATCAGTTCGCATCCGGCGCTGTTTGCGGCCATCAACAAGGACACACAAGAACTGTGGTTTGAACTGGTGCCGTTCGACGCGGCGCTGGCCCAGCGCATGTCCGATCGCGCGGTGAAGGTGATCTGCGCGACTGACGCGGGCGAACTGCTGCCTCGCGCGTTCAGTGACCCGACCCACTTCGAATGCCGGATGTGCGCGTGGCAGGACCGTTGCTGGAGGGCGCACGCATGAGCCACGCCAATCAAGCGCGTCCGGCCGACACGGGCGAGCCGATGATCGACGCCAAGGAGGCCGCGGCCGCATTGCGGCTGCCGTACTACTGGTTCGCCGACCACACCATGCGCGCGCGCTACCGGATCCCGCACTACCTGCTGGGGGCTCTGGTGCGCTACCGCCTGTCCGAGCTCACGGCTTGGCTGGCGAACGCCGCGCTGCAGCCGCACGAGACGGACCCTGCCGCCGGCATGCCGGGGGAGGGCGCGCAATGATCGACTTCAACGAGATCCCGCTGGTGACTGGCCAACAGGACGCCCAGCGCGACGAGATCCGCGCGGCGCTGCTCGCCCGCCTGGAATTCGTGCTGAGCGTGCTGTTCCCGGCCGGCAAGAAGCGACGCGGCACGTTCGTGGTCGGCGACATCCTGGGCAGCCCCGGCGACAGCCTGGAAATCGTGCTCGACGGCGAGAAGGCCGGCCTGTGGACGGATCGCGCCACCGGCGACGGCGGCGACATCTTCGACCTCATTGCCGCCTGGGCGGGCCTGCGCGTGTCCACCGACTTCTCGCGGGTACTCGAACAGGCCTTGCAACTGCTCGGGCAGGCCCGCGCGCAGCCGGTACGGCGCAAGCGCAAGGACCCACCCACGGACGACCTGGGCCCCGCCACGGCCAAGTGGGACTACCTGGACGCCGCCGGCAAGCTGATCGGCGTGGTGTACCGCTACGACCCGCCTGGACGAGGCAAGGCGTTCCGGCCCTGGGACGCCAAGCGTCGCAAGATGGCGCCGCCCGAGCCGCGCCCGCTCTACAACCAACCAGCGCTGGCGAAAGCCGACCATGTCGTGCTGGTCGAGGGCGAGAAATGCGCCCAGGCCCTGATCGACGCCGGCATTGTCGCCACCACGGCCATGCATGGCGCGAACGCACCGGTCGAGAAGACCGACTGGTCGCCCCTGGCGGGCAAGACCGTGCTGATCTGGCCCGACCGGGACAAGCCGGGCTGGGAGTATGCCGGCCACGCATCGCAGGCCATCCTGCAGGCGGGCGCGGTGTCGGTGGCCGTCTTGCTGCCGCCCGAAGACAAGCCGGAGGGCTGGGACGCAGCTGACGCCCTCGCCGAAGGGTTCGACGTGAGCGGCTACCTGGCCGTCGGCGCGCGGGTACCCATGACGCTGGTGACGGACGCATCCCTGCCGGCGGACCTGCTGGATGACGTCGACTGGGAGACCGAGGACGGGCTGGCCACGGCCTTCACGCGCCGCTACGGCGACGACTGGCGGTACTGCTCGCTGTGGGGCAAGTGGCTGGTGTGGACCGGCGTGCGCTGGAATCCCGACCAGCTGCTCTACGTCACCCACCTGGCGCGCGGCATCTGCCGGGCGGCCTCGCTCAAGACGGAAACCGCACGCCAGAAGTCCAAGCTGGCGAGCTCGTCGACCATTGCATCGGTCGAGAAGATCGCCCGCTCGGATCCCAAGCACGCGGCTACCGCCGACGAGTGGGATGCCGACGTCTGGGCGCTCAACACCCCAGGCGGCGTGGTCGACCTGCGCACAGGACAGCTGCGCCCCCATCGGCGTGAGGACCGCATGACGAAGGTGACGACGGCGACGCCGCGCGGGCGCAACGGCGAGGGTTGTCCGGCGTGGCTGGCGTTCATCTCCGACATCACCGGCGGCAACACGGACCTGGCGGCCTACCTGCAGCGGGTGGTCGGCTACTGCCTGACGGGGGTGACCAGCGAGCATGCGCTGTTCTTCCTGTACGGCACCGGCGCCAACGGCAAGTCGGTCTTCGTGAACGTGTTGGCCACGATCCTGGGCGACTACGCAGCCAACGCGCCGATGGACACCTTCATGGAGGCACGCGGCGACCGTCACCCGACCGAACTGGCCGGGCTGCGCGGCTCGCGGCTGGTGTCGTCCATCGAGACCGAGCAGGGCCGTCGCTGGAACGAGTCGAAGGTCAAGGCCATCACCGGCGGCGACAAGGTGTCCGCGCGCTTCATGCGCCAGGACTTCTTCGACTACCTGCCGCAGTTCAAGCTGCTGATCGCCGGCAACCACAAGCCCGCGATCCGCAACGTGGACGAGGCCATGAAGCGACGGCTGCACCTGATCCCGTTCACGGTGACGGTGCCGCCCGAGCGCCGCGACGGCCGGCTCACGGAGAAGCTGCTCAAGGAGCGCGACGGGATCCTGGCGTGGGCCATCGAGGGATGCCTCGCCTGGCAGCGCCAGCGCCTGGATCCGCCCGCCTGCGTGCGGTCGGCCACGGAAGAGTACTTCGACGAGGAGGACGCCATCGGCGACTTCCTCGATGAGGAGGCGCAGTGCCACGCCCAGGCGCGCGTCGCCGTGGCCGACGTGTTCCTGCGCTGGCAGGAGTGGGCGGGCCGGCGCGGCGAGTACGTGGGGACCAGCCGGTGGCTGGCGCAGCAGCTCGCCAACCGCGGCTT